TCGCCCATGCCTTCGTAAATGGCAATAACGCCTGTTGCTTGTTGTATCACATCGGTCAATGCGCCTTTTAAGCCAGAATCGCCTAATTGCAATGCTGCTTCACTAAGTGTGCCTTTTAACGCGTCAATAGCTTTTGCTAAACCTTGATTTAAAGTATCGGCTGCCTTTTTTGCCATGCCGTCAGCTTTTTCTAAATCTTTTGTATTTTCTTTAAATTTTTCTGAATTATTAGCTAAAATTGCGCCTAACGCTGTTGCATCGCCACCATAAATTACTGTTGCTTCTGTTGCTGATAAATGTGCTTTTCTTAAATTATCTAAAACCTTTGCCGCTCCAATGGTTTCAACGCTTAAATCTTTAAGTTTTAAATTATGTTTAGCTAAAATTTCAACATTATCTTTTGCATCATTTGTTAATGCTTTAAATAATGTTTTTAAATTATTACCTGCCTCTGCTCCTTTTATTTGATTTCCTGCTGCAATTTCTAATATTGACGCTAATTCTTCTAAACTAACTTTATATAGTCTGGCAATTGGCGCTGCTGTTTTCATAGCGTCGCCAATTTCTCCAACGCTTGTACTTGAATCGGCTGCGGCTTTTGCTAAAACGTCATTAATTCTTTGCAAATCTTGCAATCCCAATCCCATTCCATTCATTGTTCCAGTTGCAATTTCTGCTGCTCTTGAAAGCTCTAAACTTCCTGCTGCTGCTAATTCTAAAATTTTTGGTGTTGCAGCTAATATTTCGTTGACCTTTAAACCTGCCGACGCTAAAGCACCTTGACCCTCTGCTGCTTGCTGTGCTGAAAAAGCAGTGGTTGCGCCAAGTTCGCGCGCTTGCTTTTCCATTGCTTTCATTTGTTGAGTGGTGGCATCGGTTAACGATTTTAATTGAAGCATTTTTGTTTCAAACGATGCCATTTCACTAATTACGGTTTTAAAGCCAATGCCAAGCAAAGCAGCACTAGCCGCTTTTGCCATGTTACCTAAGCTAAGCAAAGCGCGTTCACTTCTGCCAGTGGCTTGCTCCATTGCAGATAGATTGCGTGATGCTGTTACTGCACTGGTCGAATCAACTGCGACTTGAATAGAATAGGTATCGGTGGTCATTTTGTTTTGCTCCGTTTTGCAATTTGCTCTGCTTGAATATTTAAATAAGCACTATCGAGCCGCATGATAGCACTTACTTCTAATGGCGTTAATTCTATGTTGGTCAATCTTGACCACGCGTCAATCTCCGCGTAACTGATTGGATTTTGACCAAACCCATTGCTTGAGCGTGTTCGGCTTAATTCACCAAACCACGCCCAGCAGTAGGCGTAATTTTCTGGCATGGGCAGCGATTTATAATCGTCTGGTATCTCATGCCCCATTGCAATAATCGCTTGAGCTTCATCGCGTAAACTACTGCCATTGTCGTTTGTTTTGCTGAGTTCAAATTCTCGTGTGCCAAACTCGACAATGTCATTGATTAGGCTTTGGTGAAGTTTCCCAAGTTATTACTTGCCTCAAATACTTGTTCACGGATTTCGCTGTTGCGTTCCATTAACTTTGTGGCGTTCTCTGGTGAATATTCAAAGTTTGTAATTCCACGCCACGCAACAACACGAATTGCTGCTGCGTCAATGCCAAATTGTTCATCATCTTCGATTGTGCGCTCAATTTCTTTTCCGCGTTTAGCCGCTAACTGATCTTGTGATTTTCTACGGTTTAACGTTTTGCGTACCCAATCTTGTACTTTTGGTGATTGTGAACCAAGCACTGTAATAAATACACCTGTATCGCCACCGTCAGGTCTTAAATATTCAAACTCATAAGCGTTTTCTGACGCACTAACTAAATCTAAATCTTCAAATGATAAACCTGTTTTTTTGCTCATGTTCGTATGTTCCTGTTAGTTTATAAAAAAATACCCACGCCCGCATAATTGCAAGCGTGGGTAATTGTAGCACTATTTTTAAGCGAGTGAATCTTGAACCATGATTGTTGTCGCTAAATTAGCCACTGCACTACCACCCGCTGTATTTTTAAGCGCAGTAAATGGGAATGTGCGAGTTAAACCTGACGCGCCATCAGTTACATCAGCACCGCCAATTTTAACGCGCGACATGGTAAACGATACAAAATCAGCCGTTGCAGTGCTATCTGTTGTCAACGCAACAATAATAGACACTTCGGTTTCATTGATAAAATAATCGCGGAATGTTGCGTCGGTAAAGTAAGCACTAAATGTACCTGTTGCGCCTACAACGCCTTGAAATACATCTGGGCGTGTTAATGAACCCACTACCGCATCAGCTACTGCAATATTGCCGTTAATGTCAAAATCAATTGAAGTAACAATGGCAACTGGTGTGCCTGCAACAAGTAACAAGCCATTTACACCAGCAGTCACGCCACCTGTTGTGATCGCAGTTGGTGAAGTTAAAACTTGTGATGTGCCAGTGGTAACGTTTAAGCCGACCAATGGAAAATCAATGGTCGCCATGCCATTAGCAGGGATTTTAACCTGTGCGTTGGTTTGCATAATGTCAGTATAAACCTCTGACTGCGCAACGTCTGAAAACCAATGCTCAACCGTATAATAATCTTGTGTTTGGCTTGTTTCAGGAACATAAGTGGTTTTTCCTGTAGCCGCAACCGTAACACCTGTAATGCTTGTCGCATTGTCAGCCAATGCGCTACCGTTTAACGTTTTAACTGTTAATGTGGTTGCTGTAACGCCAGTCACTAACAGGTTTTTATTTAAATTAGCCGCGTTAACACTACCAGCAGTAATTCTAACCACGTTACCAATTTTAAAGCCGCCGGTTAAAGGGTTGCCAGTTTGAAAAGTAATAACACCAGTTGATGCAACAATAGTTACAGCAGCCGCTGTTAACGATGAAATTGCCGTAAAGTCTCTACGCAAAACTGACTGCAAAAAGTCTTTATATGTTCCCGCTGATAACTCACCGCTTAATGTACCTGTTGATTGTCTTGAACCATGACGGAAATCAGCAACTTGTTGATCTGGGCGAATCTCGTTTGATTGGAATGTTTCTTTAGTCAAGTTGATTGTGCTTGTGACACGTCTTAATTCTTGACCGCCACCGCCTGAAGCTGCTACGCCTAAACCAGTTTGTTTTTTGTACGATACGACTTTTTTAACGCCTTGTGCAATTGTCATTTTGTAACCTCTTATGGATAAATATCTGCTGAAAAGTAAATTGATACCGGAATTTTATAAAGCACCCCGTCAATCAATGCCGGTGCAATTGATGGTGTCTTGTCAATAATAACAGTTACACTGCCGTTTGTTAAACTTGTACCGCGTTTAAAATGATTAACCAGTAAATCAACGCGGGTTGCTGCTGTTTTTGCGCCTACGTTAGCCGGATAACATAACATTACCTGCATAAAACCTTTTACGCGATAATGATTGCCGCCTAATGTTGGGTTTAATGTATCTGCAATCATTAAATTAACTTGCTGATATGCTGTGCCAACGACAGGCGTAAAAGGTACGTTTTCCCACGCTGTCGCAATCGTAGGCGTTAGCGCATTGAGTTTTGTTTCTAATGCGGTACGGATCTCAACTAGTGCCATTTAATAACCCCTCAAAACGTCCAACGTTTACTCTAACCATGCCATTGGGTGATTTTGTGCTGTGTCCATATTCTAATGGCTTAATGTATTGCACGTTATTGGTTAAATACACAACACTTCCAGCTATGCGTGGAATAGTTCTTTGTATTTTCTCATCCGACCCGTTTGCATCTTCACCAACAAAAGGCGCACCAATTGTGCATTGCCAATTATTGCGAGCGTTTCCGCCAACATAACCTTCTGGAGCTGCCGCTGGATTTTTCCATGTGCTAGGTTCGCCAACTGGTGTATCTTTTCTAATTCCAATAAATACGCCAAGCGTTGCCATTCTTATTTGGTCATCAATGCGACCATTAACACGCGCCACAATTTGCGACATTGAACCTGTCATTTTCTCACCTGCATTGCATAAAGCGCGGGTAATTCACCCGACCATATATGACGAACCGCCACCACTTGATAAACTTCACTATCGACGGTTACTTTATCGGCTGGTTGTGGCGTTGGTGCACCTAATGCCGCGATCATTACTTTTCTGTCGCCTGCTTGCACAACACCGCTAATAAAATCAATTCCGTTATAGTCTTTGATAACAGCAGTATGATTAGTGGATGTTGTTGTTCCGCCCGATAACTCACCCGTTGTTGGGTCATAAGCACCTTCAACAATTGACGTTAGCGTGATTGATTTGCCAAACTTATCCAGCAATTTATCTGCTGTGGAGCGAGCGCGAGCATCAAGTGTCATGTTCTCACCAACGATCTCGACATATCATTGCCTTGTTGTTTAAAAAACACGGATAACATGGCATCTATTTGAGCATAGCGTGTTTGCTGTGGTGAATATTTATCATATTCCACCTCAATAACGTCTACTTTTTCACGAATAACGCCTTGTGTTAAATCCTGCATTAAAATTGCTGTATAAGATTTCAATGCTAATTCAGCACACGCATTTTTTACAGTAGTTGGCACAATGTCAAAATCTACATATTGCGGAAAAACATTTGCCGATAATGAATCAATTAATGGAACGTATAAACGCGGCCAATCAAGTGACTGTGTTGAGTATCTGCGATAACCCGCATATTGCAAACGATATTGAGCCACCATATAATCTGTGGCTTTGCGCAGTAATTGTTCTTTTACTGACGTATCAATATCAGTCCATGCGTCATTGCCTTGTTTTGTATGATAAGCAT